CAGCAGGGTGTGGTCCATATTCGGATCCACCTTGGCGCCAGACGCCGCATCCATGCTGAGCGGTAGCGTGATCGGGCTGTCCTGCTCCACGTTGGCCCGCCCGTTACCGAGCGTGATCAGCGGGATATCCACCACGATGCCCTTGTTGTCCTTCACGATGGCGATGTCCAGGGTGATGTCGGCGTTGTTTCGCACCGCCGCGATCGCCGACACGTCGGAGAAGTAGGCAGTGATCTCACCGTTCACCGTGAACGTGCCAGCCGTGGTGTCGAAGGCGCCGAAGACGCCCAGCGCCTTGTTGGGGCTGACGTTGTTGTTGACCGTGAGGGACAGCTCGGTCACGAAGCCGAACAGCGGGTCCGGCGCCGCGTTGGTGGCACTCACCGAGGCCATCTTGATGCGGCTCAGGTCGTTGGAGGTGTTGAAGGCGTCCGCCTCTTCCAGCGCCGGGCGGTCACCGTTCTTCACGCCCTGCGTAGCGGTGCGCTGCTCGTTGTCGATCGACACGAACGACACGTCCGCCGTGATCTTGTCCGTGCTGGGCATCGACACCGACAGCTCGTTGGCCACTGAGCCGCGCAGGTACTCCGCCTGCAAATCGTTCGGGCTGGCCGTGTCCGGGGCACCAAGGGTCCGCTCCAGTTGGTAAGTGCGGCGCTTGATCAGGCTCCCGGTCTCGTTCTTGAGCACTCGGCCCAGGAACAGCTTGAGGCTCACCGAGGTAGTGGTCTCGGTGCTCATCGCCTGGACGGTCTTGTCAAAGACCATCCGGTTCGCAGCCACGGACTTGACCCGCTTGAAGCCGTTATTGCCCTCAGTGGAGAACTGGTCGCCGGTGACGTCGCCGCCGACGAACACCCACTCGCCCGGCACGATGCCCAGCTGCGTCAGGTCCTGCGTGGTGGTGACCAGCGCCGGTAGGTCTTGGCTGGCGTCGATCTCGGCATCATCGGCGTCGAACTCGAAGCCCACGACCGCCACTTGGGCACCCGCGCCAGGCGTCTCATCGGCGATGTCCTGGCTGACCGTGATATCAACGTCCGTGCTCACCGAGGTGACCGTCTTCAGGCCATTGTTCGCCGAATTGGAGAAACCGGAAGCGTACACGAGACTGCCCGTCAGGAAGCCCGCCGTAGCTGCGATCGCGTAGGTCTCGGCGGTGCCATCGACGCTCGTGACCGCCTGCTTGCCCTTTTCCCGGGCGTCGGCGAAGAAGAAGCCCTGGAGCAGGTCCTGGAGGTTCGTCTGCGTCAGGTCGGTGTTGAAACCGCCCGAGGCGTCCAGGTCTGTGGGCGTGCCCTTCTTGCGCTGCCGCGAAGGGTTGATCGGGTTGCGGGCGACAGTCGTGACCTGCCCGCCGAAATCGTTGTACGAGTTGGGTTCCAGCGGGATCCAAATCGGGGATGCCGGAAGGACGCCCAGGGAGGCTTCCTCCGTGTACCGCAGCCCCGTGATGTTGCTGTCGATCTTGCTAACCTGTGCCATGGCCTATAGCTCCTTGCGCGCGCCGTTACTTGATTTCGTCATACTCGAACTCGGCTTCCACGTTGACCTGGAACCAGGCGTCGGTGGGGCCGATCTCGTTTAGGCGTACGTTCCGGAACCATACGCCACGAGGAGTTGACTGCCCCTCCAGAGCATCGGCGACAATCTTACACAGGTCGTAGTTGCGAGACAAGCCTTCGCCCGTTGGGGTGAACACCTGCACGAACACATTGCCTGTGCGCCGGTAACGTCGCACTGAGTCGTGGTTGGCTAGGGTAGCCTGACTTCCCGTGCTATGGCGCAGCGAAACGCGCGCCCAAGGCTCGGTCGTCGGCTTCTCACTTTCTTCCTTGTCCGGGAAGAACATGGTCCAGCCGGTCGGCGCCCAGGCACCGTAAACCTGGCCGAAGATGTCGTCGCGCGCCTGGGCATAGGTGGTGGTCATCGGGCCACTCCGACGAAGTATAGCAACGTCAGGTTCGCCGGGCGCAGCCGCTCTACGAAGGTGATCTTGTGGTCGTGCCCGCCGTCCTGGACCAGAGTGTAGGTGTGCAGGTTCTCAGGGTCGTCCTCGCCCGGCTCGCAGACCAGTACTTGGGAGGTGCGCGCCAGCAGGTCCTCGTTCTCGATGGAGAAGCCCAGGGACTTGGTGGAGCCGGGCTGCACCGCAACACAGCTGACCGTCGCGGTCGCGTCCGGCGCACCACGCGGGTCACTGGCGCCTAGCCAAGGCTTCGCCGGATCGGAAGAGTCGCCAGAGACCTTGAGAAAGGTCACCTGGCGACCCGCATTCCGGATCAGGCGCTTGGCCGTGGCCAGCGACTTGGTGTAGTCCTTAGCCAAAGAGCACCCCAGCGGCGATGATCAGCGCCACAACGACGCCCGCCACGTACTTGTTCATGCCCTTCTTGACCAGGTTCTTGAACAGCGCCTTGGCCTTCGACTCACCGGCGTCGGAGTAGAGATCCTGCGCCTCGCCGATGTGGTCGTCGTACTTGTCAGCCTTCTTCTTCAGATCGTCGAACATGTCGGTCTCCTCAACGGTAGTTTCGCCCTGTGGGCAGCACGTATTGCTTGAGCAGCCGGTCGGCTGCCGGGTACGGACGAGTAAGCACCGGGGCGGTGGCCTGCTGGTACTCGGTCGCCGTCTCGAGTGGGCCTACTTTCTCCGAAACCGACTTCACGGGCAATCCGGAAGCATCTACGTCCGGGTCCGGCATGAGTTCAGCCTCAAGGGCGCGCAGGGCGTATTCGGCCGTCGCCTTCTTGAGGTTATCGGGGATGCCTGTGATGACCTGGCCGTAGCGATCATACAGCTTCAGGCGCGGGAAGCTCAGCCCCTGGGGCGTGTCGATGAACTCCGGGAAGCCTTTGAAGCGATCACCGAAACGGGTCTCGATGTAGTCGGTGGCCTTGATCAGCGCCTGTTCCTTGGCGGTCGCCTGGGCGCTGGCCCAGGCGGTGTTGCCCCGGTCGGCGTGGTAGGTGTCCGCCCAGGCAGCTTCGATGTAGCTGTTGGCGTCCGCGATGCCTGTACCGTCTTCGACCACCAGGGCCATAGCTTCCTCCTAGACCGTGCCGGTGGCGATCGCCTGGAGGCGTCCCCACTCATCCTGGATGTATAGCGTCGCGGTGGCGCCCGTCGAGCCGGATGCCGAAACCGTCTTGCCTTCCTCGTGCCAGCCCAGCTTGAACTCAGTGCCCGCCGCGCCGCCCGCGATGCCCAGCGTGCGACCGGAGACATCGACGGTGACGTCGCCGGTCGTGGTGCTGGTGTCAACTTTCAGCGACAGGCGCGCGTTAGCGGGCAGCTTGACTCCGGCGCCCAGGTCACCCGGAGACGCGACCAGACCCTCGTACTGCTTGAGGTTCTGGGCTTTCCGGCGACGCTGCCGCGCCGCCAGGAGAGCCGACTGCATCCGGGTGGGCATGGCTTACTCGCCCTGCTTGGGCGGGGTGACTTCGCGCTTGGGCCGCTCGTGGCCATACCCGGTCTTCCGGGCCATGGCCTGGTCGATCTTGGCGGGGCCAGTCAGCTGGGCCAGCGTCTTCGGGTCGAGGCCAGCCTGCTGAAGCTGCTGAGCGCGAGCCGCCCGAGCCTGCCGGATCTCTTGCTGGCGAGCGATGTACGCCTGGATGCCCTTGATGTTCTCGTGGACCGGGCGTTCGCGCTCGCGCGCTTCGATCACCTGGTCCACCTTCCGCTGGGCTTCCGCCGCGCGCTTCTGAGCCGCGTGCTTGGCTTCCTCAGCCTCGGCCAGCTCCTTCTTGGCCTGGGCCAAGGCAGCCTCCAGCTCGTCCATCGGCTCGGAAGGCTCACCAGCGTCCGTCTGCGGCTCACTCGCGGGCGCTACGTCCTGGTCCGGACCAGCAACCTGGGGCGCCTCCGCCTCCGGCTCCTGCTCGCTTACAGGACTTTCCAGGTGCGGATGGTCCCGGGTGAAGGTCGGGCCAGCCTTGTTCACGTCCGAGCGGGTGATGCCCTTGGTCCCAACCAGCTTCTCCACCACGTCCATGCGCGGGGCGCCGTCGCTGGTCCAGTGGCCGTCCTGGGCGGGATCCAGCTGGGTCAGCGCCTGCTTGATCTTAGCGGTCATGTCAGCCATCGGTTATCTCCTTAGAGGCTGTCCGCGTCGGTGGCGTCGCGTACCACCTCGGGAGCGTT